AAAGACTATCATGCAGGTGTTGGTGTTAGCAGTAGTTTTATTAGAAGGTTTGGTGAATCACAATTACATGCAATAGAGCATCAACAAGAAACAACATCAGCCATGAAGTTTGGAACTGCAGCACATTCTTTGCTTGTAGAAGGTCAGGAAGCCTTTGATAAAGAAGTTTGGGTCATGAGTGGCTCACCCTACACAAAAGCATATAAAGAAGAGAAGGCTGAACACGAATCATATGATCGTATAGTGTTACATGAAGATGTTGCAAGTACTATTTTTAGTATGAAGGATAAGATGATTTATGAAGGTAATGCTTATCTTGATGCTAAAGGCAAAGTGGCTGAGAGCAGTTTTTACTGGTATGAAGATGATGTGCTGTGTAAGTGTAGACCTGATTTGATATGTCCGCCTTTAGATAATCCTAACTCTAAAGATGAGATAGTTATAGTGGACTATAAAACAACTCAATCAGTTGAGCCTTATTCTTTTGCAATGTCAGTTAAGAAGTTTAGATATGATTTACAAGCAGCATACTATAGACGTGGTATGGAAGCTGCTGGATATAAAGTAGACTCATTTGTGTTTGTAGCTCAAGAAAAGACTTATCCTTATGCATCTAAAGTATTTAGAATGACTAAAGAGCAGATGGATTTTGGCTGGTCAATTATGGAGACATACTTAGAGGACTTTAAAGAATACAAAAAGGGTAAGCCTTTGAGTATTTATAATAGTGCTAATGTTATTGATTTGGTGTTGTAGGTAAGGGCAAATAGATAATGAGAGTATTTAAGAGTATGGAGAGTTTATCAAATGCCCTTATAGATAGTATAAGGTTTTTAACTAAAGATGTAATAAAGTCTTTGCTTTATTATGAAATAAATTTTAATATAAATATGGAGAGTCAAAACAATGGATGATAAAAATAAAAAGGCACTTTGGATTCCTGAAGAGCTACACAAAGACATTAAAATCTTTGCAATACAAAATAACTTAACAATAGAACAAGCTAGTCAGATGCTAATTAAACTTGGCATGGTTACTTATGAAGCAGAGAAAGGCTATGACTCAGTATAAAGACATAGTAGAGCTGCAAAGACTAAAGCTAAATAAAGAAAGGGATGAGTGGTATATCCATGTAAACAATGGTGCTGGTTACACTGAGGTAAAACAAGGTAACACTTTAACTATTACTTACCACGATACTGGTAAAAAGGAGATCATAGTAAATGCCAATTAACAGCAGAACAAAAGGTGCAGCTTTTGAAAGAGTGATTTGCAAAAAGATTAATACTTATCTTGCATCTAAAGGTAGCACTGAGACTGTTAAAAGAAATTTAGATCAATACCAAACAAAAGGCATGGCTGATATTTATTGGGGTAACTTAGCAATAGAATGTAAAAGATACAAAGGTAATGGCAGAAGTGATGTATTTAAAAACGACTGGTGGAATCAAGCAGTAGAGAGTGCTAACGATAACTTAATACCAGTTTTAATTTATAAGTATGACAGACGCAAAATTATGTGTGTGATACCTCTATATCTAATGGAAAGTGGATATAAAAAGAATTGGGAACAATACTATATGTGTCCGCTATCAGAAGTATGTGCGAGGTTAGATGAAGTCGTACAAAAGGCGAATGGACTTAAATAGTTATTTATTTGAGGAAGATTTTGAAGAGTTTTGTAGGAGTTCCTACAATAAAATCCAAGTTGCATGTGAGTTCTTAGGAATCATAAACGATGAGGATTATGAGGGTTTTAAGGAAAGGTGTTATACCCAACTTGAAACTGATTATATAAACAGTATCGAGAATTTGACGATACATTAAATGGAGAATATATGAGTATATTAGGTGGTATGGGAAATACCGAAAATAAACAGCAAATCTACTTAGGATTCAAAACAATGGGTCAGAAGTTTTATGCTAATGGTGAAACTGAGGTTGATGTTAAATATCTACAGCTAGACCCTGAAACTTTTAAATCAGGATGGGGTAGGTACACAAAGGCTGATGGTTTCCAATATAAATGGGATGCAAAGTTTGGTTCAGTTGAGCCTAAACCTGATGAGGATTGGAAAAGAGCCTTTTCTTGTTGGGTAATGCCACATGGTGCAGAACATGCTTATCTATGGCAAAGATTTACTTTTGCTGAAACTAGTGCTTTTGATAGCATTCTAGATTTGTTTTGGAATGATAGAGCTAACAATGTAGGCAAGTTGCCAGTTGTAGAGTTTACTGGTTCAAAAATCATACAAGTAGGCATGGGTAGTTCATCAGAGCTTTCATTCAAGTTCAGTAAATGGGCAGATAGATTTGATGGCAATGTAGTACCTGACTGGTATATAGACCCTGATGCACCAGCAGATGATGATGATGGTTTTGTATCACCTAATGAAGGTCTTGCAGATAAAGTGAATGACATGATAGTAAAGACATCTGAACTATCTGACGATGATATTCCTTTCTGATGCAGTCTGTTGATTGGGTAAAAATAGCACCTGAAGTTGCAAAGCAGCTTCTAGGTGAGCCTAAGAGTATCTCATCTACAGAAATGAGATGGGGTACTCATGGCAGTATGGTTCTTAACCTAGAGAAAGGCACTTTTTATACATTTGAAGGTGGTTTTGGTGGTGGGGTTGTAGATTTAATAAAATATTTAAATGAAGATGTAACAACAGTTTTAAAACAGTTTGGTTATGATCAAGCATTGTCCTCTGACTCCTTACTCAGTGTTAGTGTGACTCCCCCAAATGGCATTAACAAGGGCAATGCAAGATCATTTGATAGAAAACAGATGGGAACCCTTTTAAAACAAGCAGTTGTGGCGTTGCAGTACGCTAATGACTTTTGGGTTATGAGGTTTCCTGATGGGCATCATATAAAGCAAAAGTATGCACCATTTATAAAGAACATTGATGGTTCTTGGTCAATGAAAAGACCTGAAGGGGATATGCCAATATATTTTAAAAACACTGAAGAGCATAAAGATAAGCCTATAGTCATTTGCGAAGGTGAAAAAGCTTTATTAGGTGCAGAAAAGATATATGAAGGCGATTGTGTTACTTGGCATGGTGGGGTAAATAGTTGGGAGAAGGCTGATTGGAGTCCAATATACGGAAGAGAGATAATTATTTGGCCTGATAATGATGATGCTGGGAAAAAATGTGCATTAGCTATTAAAAAACATTTAAGAAAGAATAAATGCAAAGTTAAGGTTGTAACGCCACCAGAAAGTTTCAATGATAAAGATGATTTATGGGATGCTGCTGAAAGGTTAGATTTTAATGAGGATATTACATTTGAATCTTTTATAAGCAAATCACCACGTTTAGGTGCTAGGTTTACTAGGGCTGATGCATTACTTGAACAAGTAGATAATCCTGATTGGCTAATAAAAGACGTTGTAGAGAAAGAATCATTGATGTGCATATTTGGCGCACCTAAAAGCGGTAAGTCATTTATAGCAATTGACATGGCTGCATCAATAGCAGGTGCTAAAAGTTTTTATGGTAACGAAGCAAATGGACAGCCAGTAATGTATGTTTGCGGAGAAGGCCAACGTGGTGTTAAGCGTAGATTAAAAGCACTAGACCAAGATAAATATAAAGTACTAGCTGGAATACCTTTATATTTATCAGACAAGGCTTTTAGAATAAATGACACTGACGATTTTGATGCATTAGAAGAAGAAATAGAAGAAGTAATTTTAGAAGCTGGTAATATTGGTATGATAGTTATTGATACGTTTCAGCGTAATTTTTCAGGTAATGAGAATTCAGCAGAAGATGTAGGTAATTTTATTAACAAGCTAGATATGCTTATATCTAAATACAAGTGCTGTGTATGTTTAGTGCATCATACAGGACATGGCAATGCATCTAGAGGTAGAGGTTCAAGTGTTATGGGTGCATCGTTAGATTATGAGTTTAAAGTAGAAAGAGATGATCAACATATTGCAGGTTTTGTAGATGAGCAGATGCTTGTATCTTTTGAGCAGACATTGAATAAAGATGGGCAAGGTATGGCTAAAAAGAGCCTTATATTTCATGAAGTACAAATAAAAGGAGAAGGACTAAACTTAACATCAGGATATTTAAAAGAAACAGAGCACCAAATAGAAAAGAAAGCTAAAAGTATAGGTTTTGCAAGGAAAATAGTGCTAGATGCATTAGAACGCGAAGCATATATAAAAAATAAAAATGCACCTGATGAAGAGTGGTTTTGGGCAAAAGATTTAACAGTAAAAGATGAAAATGGTGAAAATAAAAAGACTGACACTATTGGTAAGTCTTTAATTTGGCTGAAAGATAATAAATATGCTAAATATAATCCTGAGTTGGGTTATCAATCAGCAGAGTTTTCTAAGCTAGAACCAAATTTCCCCAAGGAAGTATGACGGAACTAACACGGAATTTACACGGAATTAGTTCCGAGCAAACATATAATAACGCGGAAGGAAGGGAAATATATCTTAGATATTTCCTTCCGTTCCGTGTAATGTTCCGAGATTACGTATGAAAACATATTTAGATGAAACTTTAGAGACAAAGCTAAAAGAGCTTAGAGATTATGAATCTGAGACATATATAAGGTGGGGTAGTAGAAAAAGAATATTTAAGATGGTTGGTGTTAGGTTTGAGATTAAGTTTTGCAAAGCTGAAATGTTGTTAAAAGATACAATGCATGATGGTCATATAAAAAAGAAATTACAAATGGTTGAAATGATGCATAGAGCTCTTGATGCTCTTAACAAGAAATGTGAAGAGAGTGGTTATACAAGAATACAACCAAATACAAGATGTTTTAACTTTGATAAGAAAACAGCAATAGTTTGTGATACTGATGATGAGAAGCCAATCTTAAACAGGATACATAAAGATGAGCCTGACATGATGATCTTTAGTGTAGAGGAATTGCTAAGATGCATCCCATCAGACTTTATGAAAGCAAAAGAGTTGTTATCTAAGCTAGATAAGACTGTAAATTTTGAAAGGATAAGTTATGACTAAATGGCATGGTGGTAAGGGTAGTGCTAGACGACCTGAGAACACAAAGAAATATGAAGATAACTATGAAGCTATCTTTGGTAAGAAAAAGAAAAAGAAAAAGAAAGATGATAGGAAAAGCGATAGATAGATTCTTTGAGTGGTCGTTTCAGAACACTGAAGATAAATTAACAAAAAGGAGAAAAGTAAACATGAGTATTAAAAAGAAAAAGCATGACCCAGTTTCAGCACCGAAGCATTATAACAATGGGAAGGTAGAGTGTATTGAGTACATCAAACAACAACTTGGGTCTGAATTTCCTAGTTATCTAGAGGGTTCAGCTATAAAGTATATACACAGACATCGTATGAAGAACGCTAACATACAAGACTTACAAAAGGCTAAATGGTATATTGATAAGTTGATAGCACATTATGAGGAACTATGACTGTATCTATTAAAATAAAAACAAATGAAAGGCAAGTTAAGAAAGAGCTTAGTTTGTTTAAAAAGAAACACGCACCAACAGCTATGGCTAACGCTATTAATAACGTGGGACATAAGGTAGTAAAAGCAGAGATTGCACAACTATCTAAGAAGTTAGATAGACCAACACCATTTACAACTAAGTCAGTAGTAATGCCTAAGAAATTTCAAGCAAAGCCTAATGACTTAGCAGCATTAGTATTTGTTAAAGACATTGCAGCAAAGTATTTAAGATATGTATATGAGGGTGGCATAGAGAAAGCAAAGCAAACATCTATACTTGCACCAGTCAGTTCTGCTGGTGGTGATAGGTTAAACAAGTATGGAAACATCATAGGTCTAAAAGGTAAGAAAGCTGATGCACCTAAGAAAGTTTACTTTGCTAATGATGCACTATGGAAAAACATAGGCAATGGTAAGAGCAAGCTGTTGGCTGTATCTAAACCATTTATTAAACATAGAAAGTTCTTAGATTTCTTTAAGATTGGTAAGAGTGTTGTCAATAGCACATACAAAAAAGAGCTAGATAAAGAACTAAAGAAGGCGGTAGCTAAATGAGTAGGTTCTTACTGACAAGAGGAAGCATCGAAGGTTGCGAT